CTCATGCGTGCTGGACGAGCATTGCCATGCTCTTGGGCTGTACGACGCCTCCACCGACGCGCTTGTTCACCAGGTACTTGACCTGGTTGTAGCTGGCGCGTGTGATCTCATCGCGGAGGATGTCCATGTCCATCCTGTCGACGATGGTGTAGGTGTTCTGCAGATCTCCGAAGGCGATTGTCCTGGCGGATGCCTGGACCGCGGGAGCGTTGGCGAGGATCCTTACGGGGAATCCGTTGAATGTGGGGTCCATTCCCTGTGCGAGGGAGGGGTTCCACAGATATGCTCCTGTTCCGCTCTCCTTGAGCTTCCTCAGCTTGAGGGCTGTGGACTTCGCCATGTAGTAGGCCGCGTTCCTGTCGGTGGCCTGCGTGGTCTCGCCCCAGAGGTCGATGACCTCGTCGGCTGTGATCGCGGTGGCCGATGCTGTGGTGACGGTCTGCGTGATGGATGTGAACAGTCCCTCGGGCTTCTTGAATCCGTCACCCTTGACGAAGGCCTGTCCCTCCGCATCGCTCAGCGCCCATGCGAGCTGCGAGAGCACCCAGTTCTCGAAGTTCACCACGGCTCCATCCGCCAGGAGGTCCCTGGAGATGTAGACGGTGGCCTGCGCGGTGTTGACCGGGATGTTGCCCAGTCCGATGCCGACGTTGGCGGTCTCGGGCCTCTCCTCGATCTCCCCGACCCAGGATGTTCCGGGCTTGGAGGTCTCGATGGGGACCTGCGCCATGTTGGTACCGATGCTGATGGTGTTGGCGTACTGCCTGAAGACATCCAGGTCCTTCTGCAATCCGACGATCCTCTGTGCGAGGGTGGGTGTGACAAGGTATCCTCCGCTGGGGCCGTTGAGCTCCTGCGCGACACCCTTCTTTATGAACTGCATCATGGATTTGGTCTCCGGCATGGACAGGATCTCGTCCTGTGTTCCGCCTGTGATGCTGGCCCTCTTCATGGAGAGCTCCACATTCTCTGCGAGCGCATCCATCTTGGTGGAGAGCTCGTCAGTCTTCTGCTTGTACTGTTTGAACTGCTCGGGGATGCCGTGGAACTCTGTAGCGATGCTCTTGAACTCCTCTGTCAATCCCTGCAGCTCCTTGCTGTATTCACTCATACAATCAACTCCTTATGGAGGCTCTTGATCACGTCCGCGAATCCGTGTACGCTCTTCTCGTCCTCCTCGTTCTCGGAAGCCTCGGGATCCTCCTGCGGGGTCTCCTCGTCATCCTCCTTCTTCTCGGGTTCCTCCTCACCGTTGACCTCGTCGAGGGCCTCCTTCACCAGCTTGATGAAGGCCTCCCTCTCCTCGTCGTCCAAATCGGCGAGCGATGTCCCCTTGGTCAAAAACTTCATGGATTTCGCCTCCGCCATTGCCTCGGGGTTGCATGGGAATGCGACCAGCGAGCATTCCCACAGCTCGGCCTCCTTGATCAGACGGTTCCCGGACTCGCTCCACTCGGAGTCATGGATCATGAACCCGATGGAGAGGCCCTTGAGGTCACCGTTCTTCAGGAGGGAGTAACCTTCCCTTCCCCTCTGGACGTCCATGTTGAACTTCCCCTCGATCTCCAGAGCGTCCTCGGTGCCCTTCACGTCGAAGTGACCGATCACCTCCATGGAGTCGTGGGTCCACAGGAGCGGGTAGGTCCTGCCCTTAGCTGCCAACCATTTATTGAAGCAGCCGGGGAGCATGATGTCTCCAACGAGGTCGGCGTTGCCGTACGTCGAGGCTACCCCCGAGAATCTGCCGAGACTGTCGTCCCCTGCCGTCGATGATTTGATGGTGAGGCTTTTGGTCTCAAACATGCGTCTAAAATGATGGGTGCTCGGATTGTATAATCACAATAAATCACAGCTCGAAGCCCACGTCGCACCGGCAGTTGACCACCTCGGACGCGGGAGGCGCCCATGTGCCGTCGAGGGGGCATTCCATCTTGACATGGATGCCGTCGGGCCTGTCCCACTCGAAGTAGCCGTCGAAGTCGACCGTCATGCCATCCACGTGCATGTGGGTGTCCCTGGTGTCCTGATCGCCTACAGCGAGCCATGTCTTCCTCCCTTCGAACCCGAGTGCGTCCATGGTCTCCACCGATGCCCTGTTGGTGGCGCATGCGGTCTCCGTCCGCGCTATGGCGTTGCTCCTGTACGGCGTTATGCTGTCGTCGAACAGGTGCGCTATGGCCTCGCGGAACTCGATCTGGTTGGCCGTCGACTCGTATATGCGCTTGACCTGGTCGAGGGTGGTCTGGTTGATGGCGACTATCTTCTCCCCGCATTCCCTGCGTATCCACTCGCGTATGGCTACGCCGTAGGCGGTCTCCTCCTCCTCCCTGCCCTTGGTCGCCCATCTCTCCCACAGGGCCTTGGCATCGGCGTCGCTGACGAGCATGGGGTACACATCGTCCGCGATGCCCGCGTAGGTGACCTCGTAGACCTTGTCGAAGGCGGGGACCGAGCGGATGAGTATGTCCGCCACATCGTTCATGGTTATCTCGTCGAGGGAGAGGATGGCATCCTCCTGCGCCCTGAATATGCGCTTGAGGTTGCTCCTCATCCCCCTCTGATGCGTCAGGCGGATGCGCTCCATCTGCTGATGGTAGCGTATCCTCTGACGGGCTGGCATCGACCCTTTGGTGAAACCCTTCACGGCATTATTGTAGTCGAAGGCGTAGCCGTGATCATATATCATGATGTCAGCCCGTCCAAGAGGACCTTGAGGTCGTCCTTCTCCGGGTCAGTCCTGCCCGGGTCGAGGGACGGTTCCGCCGTGAACTCGCTCATGGGGATGTCCGTCATGGACATCATGAGCTCGTCCGCGAGCGGGTTGTCTATGGGCTCGTAGCCCAGCTTCTGCCTTTTGTCGTTGGCGGTCAGGAAGGAGGCCTGCTGCAGTGCCGTGTACAGGTCAGTCTGCACACCCATGAAGTCTGTCAGCTGCTCCACGTCGTAGGTGTACTCCCCGATGCCGGATGCGATCGGTTTGTTCCTGAAGAAGCCCCAGATGGACTGATAGACGAGGTCGAGCAGGGGTCTGATGGTGTTGACCACCACCTCCCTCGATGCCTCCTGGGCGTTGCTGTAGGTCTTGTTGGCGTTGTCGGCGAGCATCTCCGGGGGTATGCCGTAGGCTATGGCTATCTCCCTTGCAGCGACGACCATGCCCTGCTGGTAGTCCATCTCCACCGCGGTCATCCCCATCTGCGATGCTGTGAGGCCCTTGGGCAGGATCATCGCGGCGCCTGCGTTGTCCGCTCCCTGGTAGCCGTTGCGGAGGTCAGTCTTCATCTGCTCGAGGTCATCGCCGTTGATGTAGTCCTCGGAGTTGATCACCATGGAGGGCTTGGCGCCGTTCCTGGTGGTCTGGATGTTCCACTCCCTGATGACGTTCTGCATCTCGATGGACTTGGCGCACGATCTCATAGGGGACATCCCGCGGACATTGTTCATGTCAGGGTCCGGGAGCTTGATGTGGATGAGCTCCTCCGGGAGCAGTTGGTTCTTGCCGTCGATGATCCCGGATACCTGCCAATACCTGACAGGGTTCAGCAGGTCTGTGCTGTCCTTGACCTCCGTGAGGATCTTCGGGTCTATGACGTACAGTCCGTCGTACCCGAGCGCGTTCCTCTTCGGATAGACGAATGCCTCGCCGTATATCCCGATGTACAGGCCTATGAGGTGGAACAGGTCCCTCCTGGTCTGGTAGGGGTTCGGGTTGTCCATGAGCTCGGTGAAGGGGTTGGCCTTGTCCGATATGTCGTCGCCGTTCTCAGCGTAGACTATCGGGTCCACGGACGAGAGCCTGACCGCATACAGGTCGCACGCCCGCTTCACGTAGGCGTTGAGGCAGAACCCCTTGGTGTACTGCGTATCCCTCGACGACCAGTCGAGATTGGTCTGGTTGAGGACTATCACGCGCAGGTCCGTCCTATCAGGGGGTATCTCTGCGGATTTCCTCGTGAAGTGGAAGAAGTCGATCAGTGAACTCATGCTCGTGCGTACTTTTTAAGGTGTGTCCTATAATCAGAAAAAACCGATGCGATGAGGCCCTGTATCCGTGAGCTCGCGGAATGCCCCCGATGTGGCGTCCACCTGATCATCGTGCGCCCCGAGAGGGAACTCGCAGAACTCCTGGATGTAGTCGCGGTTCCATTTGGCGCAGACTATGTAGACGTTGCCTCTCTCCATCGCCGCGGATAACGGTCCCGCTCTGATGTCCTTCGGGCCTGTGACCCTGTCCGGACGGAAGTCGTACCCGCGGAGGATCTGCCTCGCGTACAGGTCGATGACCTCGACCCCTGAGCTCCCCGGCTCCTGCTCCATCCTGATCCTGACGTCCCTACCGTCCATCTCCGCCGTGCGCCTGATGATTGCCTGCACGTCCTTGGGGCTGTACTGCACGTGGATCACATCCTCGATGCAGTACTGTCCGTCCTGGACAGCCACCAGCACTCCGGTGGTCCAGTCCCCGCCTCCCGCGGTGGCCGCCTTGTCCCAATACCTACACCTGTAGGCCCTCTCGGAGAAGGGGTGGTCGGTCACTTGGAACCACTCCCTCTTGAAGAACCCGCCCTCGTCCGGCGTCGGCCTCCCTTGATAGAGCGACTCGAACACCCTGCTCCCCACGTCCGCCTTGATGCTCATGAGGTGGGGGATGTCGTACCTCTCGGGCCACAGGGCGGTCCCCTCGGGGCTTATGGCGGGGAGATGGAGCACATCCCATCCGTCGGGGTTGTCCTTCAGGAGACGGCCCACGAGGTCGTCGTGGTGCCATCTCGTCATGACGATCAGCACCTTCCCCCCTGGGGAGAGCCTTGTCATGGCGACGGACGTGAACCAGTCGTGGATGTTGTCCCTTATGGTCTGACTGTTCGCCTCCTCCGCGTCCTTGATGGGGTCGTCCACTATGAGCAGGTCCGCTCCCGATCCTGTGAGACCTGCGCCTATTCCGGCGGCTATGAGGGAGGGCCTTCCGTTGGCCTTGCCCCCGAGCATGATCTCGTCGGAGTTGTCGACCACTATCTGCGGGTTGTCGAAGATGAGCCGGTGCCATTCCTCGTCGAACAATCTCCTGCAGGAGCGGGCCATCTTCCTGGCCTGCATCTGGTTGTAGGATGCTATCATGACCTCCCTGTGCTGGGGGTCGTTGCTGAGGAACCATGCCGGGAGGCACTCGGAGCAGATGGTGCTCTTCATGTGCCTCGGAGGCGTGGTGACGATCAATCCCCGGTGCTCGCTCTGCAGAAACGATTGGATGGTGTCGCACATGAGTTTTATGTGGGCACCGGGGACGTAGTTGGGTCTCGACAGGACCATCCTCGAGACGTAGTCGTGGAAGTTCACCCTCGACTCGATCATCTCGTCTATCAGCCTGTCGATCTCCTGTAATTCGGACATGGTCTTTCCTTCTATAGGCGCGCGTGCGCATAGACATCAGCCCTCTTCGGGAGGGATGTTCCGCTGGTATCTGATGGCCCTCGGGAGGATCTCGCGCAGATAGTAGTCGATGCCTCCCCTCATGGAGACGTACCAATCGTCGAAGCCCCTGTTGCACTTGGGGCACTGATCCTTCACCCACACGAACCCGAGAGGGGAGTCGGGCATGGGGGTGCTGATGTCCTCCAGCTCGAATACCTCGCCGCAGAACCTGCACATCATCTTGGTCATCCCTTCCCCTCCTGGAGCTTCTTCCTGTACTCGATGAGCTCGGAGACGGTCATCTTGGTGACGTCATGGAGCTCCACATGGACCTGTTGGACGGGTGCCTCGCCCGAGAGCTCCGCCAGCATGCCTATCGCGTGCATGTCGCCGTTGGTCGCCTTGCTGATGAGGTTCTTGATGATCCTCGCGCGGACGGTGGTGTTGGACTGCGTGAAGTCGTCGAAGGAGCTCCCCTCGTCCTTCACCTTGCCGTCATGGACGGGTAGCTCGAGGAAGTACCTCGCCCACTCCGCCATGTCCCTCTTCTCCCTGCGTGCCTTCCCGGAGGCCTTGCCTCCCTTCTTACCGCTCGAGGCCGCTTCGCGTCCGTTTCCGAACCTCTTCGCCTTGCCCGCCTCTATCATCTTCCTCGTAGCCTCTTCCTGTGCGGGCGTGCGGGCCTTCTTAGGGCCTTTCCTCTTCTTGTCGGTATCTTTACTCGTCTCTCTCACCGTCCTCGCTTGTAGGGCCGTTTCCGCCCTTTTCCACATCTACCCTTATGAGGCTCACGGGCATGACCGCTTCGTGCAGGCACTATCTTGTACGCTTGTACTCGTCCCTTATGAGCCTCTTGAGGTCGGCATCGTCACCGACCTTCGTCATTATGTCGTACATGTACTGCACGGTCTCGAATGCTCCGAGGGCGTAGGCCCTCTGCTGATCGGGATCCCTCTGATGGGTGACCTTCGTCAGGTACTTCGACAGGTCCGTCATTCCTTCGCCTCCTCCTCACTATCGACGTCGTCGAATTCCGTACCGCAGTAAGGACAGAACTGCGCATCAGAATAGACGTCCTCACCGCAGTGGGGGCAGGCGGACATCACGCCCACCGTGGCGTTGTAAATCCTCCCGTTTACGTCCATCGACACAGTAATCGAACCAAGGCCGTCCAATTTGCTCTTGATAAAATCCGCCATTGCGTGGCCGAGGTCCTTAATAACCTGGTCTGACTGGTCCAGTAGGTTATCTGTCATTCTACACCCCCTTCCCCGACTCTCTGCCGCAGAAATATCTGGTCCAATAAGCTCTTCACGAAGAGATGGCATTCGATGCTGAGCTCGAGGTGTTCATCGGCGAACAATGCCTCTATATCAGTCTTGATCTCATCGAGGAATATGACGTCACGCGGTGTCATCATTCCCCACCTCCGCATTTTCTTTACAGGGTGTCTCGGAACTTTCCGTAATTTTTTTACGGGGAACCTCTACGACCTCGACCCTCGCGGCCATGAACCCTATTATCATGGGGCGGAGGCATCTCCTGCATACGAGGACTCCATTGAATCTCTCCACCGCGCAGTGCTTCTTGCATACCTTGCATTTGACGCGCTTGCCGTGGATCTTGATGGCTTTTAATGACAGGTCCCTCATGCCATCTCCCCTCCGTAGTTCTCCAGCTTGAGCTGTGCTCCGTTCAGGAACCTCTCCTTCCACTTCTCGAAGTAGGCCTTGTCGCATGCGCCGTACTCGTTCCTCCTGCACTTGGTGTTCTTGCATACCCTGCATGGGTGGAATGTGCTCAGCCATCCGAGCCTCGGGCCGAACCTCCTCCCGTCGGCATAGTCGGTCACCTCGAGCTCCTTGTCGAGCACCGCACCGGTGGGAAGCTCTATCATGCCTCTTCCTCCTTCCACATAGAG